GGGTCCGGCAATATTTCAATGTGCCCGATCGCCGTGCTCATGCGCTTGAGGCCTTCATCATTGTAGAACGCCATGATGGCCTCGCGGCACGCATTTCGCCGGTCGACGTAGGATATGTGAGGGCGCCAGCGTCAAACGCGGAACGAGTGGTGGGGGAGGTAGGAATTAAATTTGCGCCCGCTTTCAAGCCGTTACGACCGAGGTAAGACCAAAAATGCCCCATTGGTTTGCCAAACGAATTCGGCCGCTGGGTCTTACCTTGTGCCGCGTTTAGCTCCAATCCTCCTCGGCTTCGCGCCTGACCGCCCGCGTGCAGGCGCGCTTAATAGACGCGCTGCGCTTAGCCGTGACTTGTAATAGCATGGTGGGAAGGCTCCGGGAGGGATGAGTGATCAAGTCCACAATGATAGGTATACTGCTTCTGTGCGCGTCGATGACGTGGGCGACGGCGGCGACAATTACGGCCAAACCGTGCTATGAGCACAATACAAAATGCTTCTCGTCAGTCTATCCCCACATAGAACTCACACTGATCGGTCCCATACAACAGGGCGACCTCGCAAATCTCCAGCAGCAATATTTTTCTGCATCAACGATCTTATGTGTCAATGAAATAGAGCCGGGTCGCTTTGTCCCGATGACGGCTGAAGAATATAAGGCCTGGCAGAAAGCGCATCAGGCAGAAACATCAAAGCCAAGTCAGCAGACACAATACACGCCAGCCGAAAAGCAATGCTTCGATCATGCGATCCCAAATCGGCTCGGCCGTGTGAACGGGATGCTATTTATCAATTCGACGGGTGGCGATCTTAGTGAAGCCATCGCGATTGGCCATTGGACGCGTCAATATCGCCTAGGGACCACGGCGCTATGGAATTGCGACAGTGCATGTATATGGGTCTTGGCTTCAGGTCTTACGCGGGACATTTGGCCAAACACGATGATGAGGATTCATCGTCCATTTCTGACGACCAGCGGACTAGGCGCGGCCGGAAGGTTGCGAGCCTTATTGCAGCAGTCGAAGGTATATTTTGAGGAAATGGGCATCCCTCCAGAACTTGCTGAGCGCATGTTCTCCACTCCGCCCGATGAAGCGAAGAGCTTAAACGACGAACAAGTTTCCTACTATCGTCTTAATCAACCGGACATGGGTTTTCAGGAAGAATTCGACTTTGTGAACGCAAAAAGTCTCGGGATCAGTCGAGGAGAATATACCAAACGAAAGCAGATTTATAATGCATGGAACAGCCACTCACCGTGCCCTTTTGACGAAAAAGACACCTCTCCCTTTCTCAAATGTCTCGAAGAGCGCCAGCGTGAAGTTGGCCTCCTGCGATGAGACGCAAAGACTGAATCGCGTTCCACTGTGCCATGCTCGAAGGTCGAAAAACTCCACATCATTTGTTTGGAATTTATTTGCTCGCTTGTGTGCGCCGCATTGCGATACCGGGTGGAGCGCGCGCGAATCAAACTCGCTCCACCAATGGCAAGTTAAATGCGGATATTCTTTGCTTGACTAATGGTCATGTCATCGTGACGTTCGGCGCTGCGGTCCCTTTCGTGAGCGCGAATATGCGCGGCGATCTCTATTAAGGCCTTGCTCCAAGGACCCATGTTCAACGCGTTTACGGTAAAGTAGTGCCACTGAGCGAACTCTCCGTTGTCAAGATGAACGTCGAGGCCGAGTACTATTTCACCGTTTGCAACGAACTCGACCTTACCGCTGCGAAAAAGATCGCCGTCCGGCATGGACGTTGTCCCATTGTCGGTGAATACGATTCCATATCGGCCGCCCCTGTATATGAAAAGAACGATGATCGTTTTTGTGGAGCTGTATTTCTCTTGAGTTCGCTGTTCCTTTGCAAGAACCTCTTCAATTGGGAAACCCACCCAATGCTTGAAATCATCGCGCTGCGACCAGGTAGGCCAATGCTTTGTATGCTCCAACAACGTGACTAGGGCCTGTCCCAAGCCACTTTGATCTACAAGCGCTTTCGCCCGATTTATTCGTTCTTGCGCCTCGGCAGCGTCTCGATTGGGGACAGCCTGCAGACTTCTCTCGAATTCTTGTTGATAATCTGCGAGGGCCGTCGCGAGTTTGTCGGCAGCCTTATTGGTTGGGAACATGCCATACTCCCGAATATAGATTGCTCGCCGGCAACTTTCCCTTCAATGAGACACTATGTCGATGCTCACAACTCGATCGGTTTTGAGATCGTAAACGCACAAAACACGTGAATGGACCATCGCTCCAAATCCATTCTGAAACTGGGCGTCCGGTTCGATCAATGTTGCCCGGCCCGTCTGAACGTAATTTACTCCGGCAAAGAAGCGGCCAAAGGAAAGCCATGGCCATTTTGGAGTGCCGTAGAGGGCCTTTTCCTCGGCCGATATCTTGCAGCCCGTCTTGGCCTTGTACAGCTCAGAGTAATGATTGATCAGATCGGCATTGTCGGTGCACTTCGTCCAATCTGAAGAGCAGGCTGCTGCTGCTGGGCTACTGGCACTGCCATCGACGTTGCGAAAAACCGCAACAGCAAACATCAGCAACAAAATCAGCCCTATTCCTTTGAAGAACCCGAAACGCGCTTTGGGCTTGGCTTCGTGACCGGAATTTGGGTTGTCGATAATAATGCCCTTAACCGGCGAACGTGTGCCGCAGTGTTGGCAATATTCAGCTTTTCGCCAGACCTTAGCCCCACACTCGCGGCACCGAGCCATCCTCGTTTTCCCCCGTAAGACGTTGTGGATGGATAATTGGACAACCCGGCCGAGCGCGCAAGTGGGGGCGCGCCGACGGCGTGACTTAGACTTTTGGCTTTGCGGGACTCAGTCGCCGGGTTATGATTCGGGCGCCGCGAGGGACGGTTGGCCCCGCCCCCCGCGACTTCCGACCACCTGGTCACAGCAGGACCTGGCGATGGCATGCCGTTTATATCACACCCGACATTCCGCGCTGACTGCCTGCCTTGGCCTCAAACCAAGGATAAATCCCCCATGCGTTCAAAAATATCTCGCCGTGCTGTTCTCGTCGGCGCGCCGGCGATTGTCGTTTCGACAGCCTTACCGTCCGCTGCTGGCATCGCAGCTGCAAATAGCCGCTGGTCGCCGGCCCAATTGAAGGCGGCGAACGAGCTAAGCCAACAGCTGGTGTGTGAAGCGTGGCGGCGCTTGGATGAAGGTCGCTCCGCATTTTCGCGTTGCCGCTCGGCACTTGTTGAAAACCAAGGTGCGGCTGATTTCTGTGGCGCCGCGTCGTCGCGGTAAAATAGCGATTCGCGGGGCTAGGCTGGCCGGCCGACAAGTCGAGACCGCACTCGATTGCCCCGCATTTTCGAAATTTGGGAGGGGAGGCTGAATACAAATGAATCTGATGTCGTTGGTTACGAACAGAGCGAATGCCGCGAAGCTGAAGGCCGCGGCGCTTAAGGCCGCGGAAACCAAATGTGCGGTCGTAAAAAGGTACGGCGACATTTTGGGCGATCTTAAAGCAGCAGGTGGCGTGATGCCGCGCGCGCGCGACACGTGGCCGGAAATACCTCGGGTGCTAGATCATCCCGCGGGTTCCGATTTATTCGACATTCCCCAACATTTGGCGTCCGAATTAGGGCTTCGGGAAAGCGATAGAGGCGATCGTCCCGGCTGGCACCTTGCAAAACTTATGGCTCGGGTATCACTCCGCGCGCTCGGCATAGATAAAGCGCTCAGCTTGATCGAGGATGTGAGGGCGCTCAAAAATGCTGAGGAAAACAACCTCGTTGAGATCAAGCCCGGCACGCCGGAATGGGGTGCGTGGATCAAACATCATCAAGGAACGCAAGCCGAAGCGCGGATGCTTGGCTGTTTGGTTGGTCCGCGTCCTCGCCGCCGGTATTATGCTTCGTCCCTATTCCCTCCCGAGGCGCCACGGCCGGATCGCCTAATGCGGCCCGCTGATACGCCGGCACCGATCGATTTCGGCCCGCGCCGTTCAATCGGCGACGGCGAGATCGCTAAGATCGCTGATCGACTAGAGGCAAAGGCGGCGCGCGACCAGGCCGGCGTTGCGGAAGAAAGAAAGCGCCGAAAGCTGATCCGCAACGAAGAGCGGCAGCAGGAATGCCTACTGGAGCGGGCGCGAGGAAATAGACCGCTTGATGCCCAAGGGGTGCGCGATCGAGCCGTCGTGCAAGTGCTCGACCCGGACGAGGTAGAATCTCTTCTAAATCTCGGTGCGGGCACGCTAATGAAGGTTCCCAACAAAAGCGCGCCGCGTCGCGACCGGGTTGTGTCGACCCGCGATAATCGATTTCTCCAGATGGTGACGCAGTGGCGTGACGATCGAGCGGACGCGTGGAAGTTGGCTGGCCTCGAAATTGAACGCCTATATAGGTGCATGGAAGTCGGGAAGCTGCGCGGGCATGATCCAAGCGTCGACTCGGTCGATGGCGGCCCGCTCAATCCCAACGACGACAAGCGAATTGATGCCGTCGATCAGCTTCGTGAGATCGCGAGCAAGCTGGGCGAGGACAAAATGCGAGTGGTGCGCCGCGTCGTAGTGGAAAACTGGGGGCTTGTGGACTTGGTTGAGGAACACTGTAGCTCTGATTCCAAAAAAGCCCGTGAAAACGCACAAATTTATCTCAGTCAGCTTCTCCGTAAAGCACTGGATGAAGCGGCCGAAGTGCTCGGGCTAGCCGGCCCGGCGAAAGCATCCTGTGGATCGATCAAGGCTAGGGTCGTTATGGGACGTTGACAGGGGGCCCCCTCCAGGCTCTTAATCTCGAAACCTGCTAAAGGGTGATTCGACGCCTCGGCCGAAAGCCGGGGCGTCTTCATTTTGGCGAGCCGGCCTAAGCTGGCATCCGCCGCCAGACCAAAAAATCGCGCTGCCCTCGTCGTCGTGCGGGGGCGCGCGATTTTTTTTGGCCCGCCGAGTCTGTCTCAAACCAACGGAGAACCTGCCTATGACTGAAAACTCGAACATTCGAAATATTTCGACCCCTCTCTTGGTTGAGGCGGTCGAGGGAATAACCATCTACAATATGCCAACATGGAAATCTGATGGATTTTTAAACAATGTCGGCGAACAGCGCGGCAACACTCGTTTCTATTCTCCCTACGAGGTGGGCGCGGTTGCGGCGGCCGTCGCGTTGGCTCGCGGCGGTCTCGGCCTAAAAGCCGCTTTTGAAGCCGTTTTCGACAACCCGTCGCCGGCCATGATCGCTGCGCTCGCCGGCCATGGGGATGCGCCGCTTGTGTTTTGGCCGCGTCGCGATCCCGGCGCAGGTCTGGCACTCACCTATTCGGTGAAAGTCGTCGTCGACGTGGCGGCGATCGTGCGCGCGACGGCAGCACGTCTCGATGTCGTGCTCACCACTGAACGCCATCGCCCGCGTCGCCGCCTCGCGTTCGAGCCGGCGCCGGCGGGAATCAGCCGCTGATCCCTTCCCAAGGGAAATGCAAACCAAAAACGGAGAACAAACACCATGTCCTCGCTCGTTACTCATGCCCACGCCGTCATGGGGGCGCGGCGTGTCCCGGCCGCGCCTGTCGTGCAGCGCCCGGCGGTCACGCCTCGCTGGCCCAACTCGGCGACAGCAGCGAAGCAAGCCGCCGGCGCCAAGGTCGAGGCGGCCTGGCGTGCGTTGCTTGCCGCGCAGCAGCAAGCCGCCGAGGCGCGCAGGGCTTCGCTTGGGGCGGCGATCGATCGTCATGTGAGCCGCGGCCAATCCGGTGCGCATGAACGTCGGCTCGCAGGGGCCGACGCGGAAAGGCGCGCCGATGCTGCGATGCAGACCTTGCAAAGCCGGCAAGCCGAATTTGAAACCGCGGTTCGCGAATTCTACGCGACCTAGAAAATCCCGACCCAGCAACAAAAGGAACTTGTCTATGCAGCAAGCAACAAAAGCCGTGTCCCCGCTTCGGCGCGTTGACGAATTGCGCGCCAAGGAGGCCCAAGCGAAAGCCGCCTACGAGAAAAAGGCTGTCCAGGTGGCTGGTCTGCAGGAGCGGAAAGACCATCCCTTGGCGGCCGACACCCAAGAATCGCTTAATGCGATTGACCAAGACCTCGGCATCGCCTCGCGCGATCTTGTGCTGCTCAAACGCGACTACGAGATCGCGGCATCGGTTCGCGCGCAGGCCGAAGAGAATGAAGCTGCCGAGCAGAACGCACGGCAGCGCCAAGACCTGCAGCGGCGTCTCGATGAGGCCGTAAAGGTCATGCCGGATGAGTACCGCCGCAATTCGCAGAAACTGGTATCGCTCGTGACCATGGTGCACGAACTCGATCGCGAGATCGATGATTTCAACAAACGGCAACCGCCCGGCAGTGACCGACTGGCTACGTTTGAGCAGCACGTACGCTGGCCGGATCGGAACGAAAAGGGCGTGGTGCCGTTCATTCCGGTCAAGCTTGCCGATGAGTTCGAAATCGCGCCGTTGCAGCGGGGCGATAACTTCCGGGTTCCTGGCACCGTTCGGCCTGGGGGTGGGATGCTCTCTATCTGGCACGATGCCAACGGCGTCCCGCGGCGATAAAGCAAGGGCCGTGTAGGAGCTATTTCGCGAGCGAGGGCCGCGCTCCGTTGCAGGCGTCGGGATTTCGTCTCGTCGGCGCGGCCGTTTGCACGGTTGGCCGCGACGGTCGGCAGCGCGGGCAGGAAAGACCCGCGCTGCCGATGAAAAGAAACCCTGCATTGAGGAAAACTATGTCGTCATCGCTTGATGATTTTGACGCCGCTTGTGCCGATCGCCTTGCGGCCTGGATCGCCACGGCCGGCGACCGCCTGAACATCACCAAAGAGCAAAAAGATTGGATGGCGCGCGTCGCGTGGACCATCGGCCAGGTGCCGGCCATCACAACCGAAGCCGAATGTGAAGGCCAGCAGCTGCAGCTGTGCCGCATTTTGCAAACGAACATCGGCCATCGCTTTGAGCCGGACACTGTCGCCGCATTCCTCAAGACCGGCGACGGCGCAGTCGCGCTCGCGCTGTTGTGCCGGATCGACGCCTGGCAAAAGCGCAGGGCGCACTAAAAAACAGAGGAATTCAGATGGCAAAGGTAATTTCCGCCGAGGCGCGGATCACGGCGCTGGACGCGACCGGCGAGACGTTCGCCAACATCGCCCGCAAAGTCCGCGGCCTGTCGACGGCGTTCAAGTCGCTCGGTAACATCACTTCGCACGGCGTCGGCAACGTCAATCGCACGATCGGCCGCATGAACCGATCGATGCAGGCGTTCGGTCCGCTGGCGACCGGCACCGCCGGTCTGATGGGTGTGACCGGCCTCGAAAGCCTGGCGCGCGAGACGGTCAAGGCGACGGCGCAGCAATTCCATGAACGCATCCGCATGGAATTGGCCGGCATGGCGCCCGAGGAACGTGCCGAGGCCGAGCGGCTGTCGCTCGAACTGTCGCAGCGTTACAAAACCTTTTCGCAGACCGAGGTGTTGCATTCGCTGCGTAACATGCGCGCGATCGTCGGCACCTATGAAGAGGCGGCAAAGCTTTTAGAGCCGATCATCAAACTGCGCACGGCCGTGCTGGCGCAGCATCCCGAACATGCGGCCGAACTGGATCAGGATTTCGATCAGCTGATGAAATCGCAGGAAATCCTCGGCATCAACCAGGACCCGGCGCGTTTCGTCAAAGACATGGGTTTGATCGCCAAAGCCATGTCGGTCTTCGGCGACACGTTGAAACCGACCGACTTTTTTACCTTTGCGCAGCACGCGCGCCTGGCCGGCCAGGGTTTTAACGATCAATTCCTTTACGGCGTTGGCCCGACCTTGATGCAGCACATGGGCGGGGCGCAGGCGGGCACGGCGCTGTCGGCGCTGTTCCAAGCGTTTGCCGGCGGTCACATGACCGTGCCGGCACTGCGCGAGTTGATGAAGCTTGGCCTGGTCGATCCTTCGCATGTCAATTTCAGCAAGGCCGGTCTGCCCACCAAAATGCTGCCGGGCGCGCTCAAAGAAAATGAGTTGTTCAAAAACAATCCCTACCAATGGATTCAGCAAGTCTTGCTGCCGACGTTGAAGGCGCACGGCATTGCGTCCAAAAACGATTTTGAAAATTTGACCGCGGTCCTAGCGTCGAGCCGCACCGCCGGCCAGGCGCTGGCGATCCTGTCGACGCAACAGCAAAACATCGAAAAAGACATGGCGCTGATGAAAGGGGCTCCGGGACTGAATAAGCAGGTCGAAATCGCCAGCAAAGACCCGTTTGTCGCGTTCCGCGGCATGACCGAGCAGCTGGAAAATCTTTTGGCGGTCGTCGGAAGTCCGCTGGCCGAGCCGGCAGCGAAGACGCTCAACGAAATCGCGGCCGGTATCGTCACCTTGGAAAAGGCCGCTAAGAACGCGCCGCTGAGTTCGCTTGCGATCGGTGTGGGTGGCCTGGGCCTTGGCGGCCTCGGCGTCTGGAAAGCCGCACGCGCGACCATGCGCGGCCTCGGCTTTGCTAGATCGGCGGCCGCTGCGACCGAGGCGGCGGCGCCCGCCGGCAGCGGTATCATGGGGCCGCTGCTCGGCACTGGGGCACCGATCCTGTTCGGCGGCCTCGGCGCGCTCGATTATCTGCGCGGCAAAGAAGCGGCCCATCAGACCGGCTTGCCGGTCGATCGCGACGTGATCACGCAGCTGCCATGGTGGCGGCGCGGTGCCGGCTGGATTCAGGAACACATGTTCGGCGCCGATCCGAATCTGCTTTATCCCGAACTGCGCGACAAGCTGGCACCATCCGGCACACATGCCGCCGAGGTCAAGGGCAGCGCCGAGCTGAACGTCAATGTCCAGGTGCAGCCGTCCGACGATTTCGTTTCGCGGATCGTGACGGCGATCAAAAATGAAATCAACGCGTTCGGCGGCAGCACCAGCGTCGGCAGCGCCGGATCGACCGGAATGTCGATGCCGGAAGCAACGCCTAATCCATAAAAGATCATGATTTCCGACTCCGCGATCGCGGACCTGAAAGCGCGCAATCCGTGCGACCAGGTCGCCGCGCAATTTGTCCGCCTGCGTAAGCAAGGCAAGATGCGGATCGGGCCTTGCCCGCTGCATTCGCCCGACCCGCAAGCGCGCGACTCCACGTCGTTCGAATGCGACGCCGATAAATGGGTCTGCGCCGTCTGTCATGACGGCGGCGACGTGCTGCGCCTGGTCGCGCTGCGGCACGGCCTCGATCCGCGTGCCAATTTCCGCGCCGTCGTCGATCTGCTTGGCGGCGTCGTCGAATTGTCGCCCGAACGGCAGGCTGAACAAAAAGCCGAGTTTGCTCGCCGCGAAAAGCAGCGCAAAAAGGAAGCCGACGATTATCGCGAGCGCGAGCGCCGCGTCGCGTTCGATATCTGGCACGCCGGCGAGGATTTCCGCGGCACGCCGGTCGAACAGTATCTGCGCCAGGCGCGCGGGATCGAGCAGCTGCCCGATCGGCTGCGGCTGCGCTATGCGCCGACCGTGGCGTTTTTTCATGGCGAGGAAACCAACGAAATCGGCCGCAAGGCTTCGCGCGTGATCTACCGCGGGCCGGCGATGCTGGCGCCGATCGTCGACGCCGCCGGTTTTTTCCGCGCCATCCATATAACCTGGATTGACCTGGCGCAGCCGGGCGGCAAGGCCGCGATCGTGCATCCCGATACCGGCCTGGTGCTGGCATCCAAAAAGGTGCGCGGATCGAAAGGCGGCAACGTGATCCCGCTGGTCGAACCGACCGCCGATGCGATCGCCGCTGGCGCCTTGGCCGGCAACCTGGTCGGTTATGCCGGCGAGGGCATCGAAACCGTGCTGTCGGTTTACGCCGCGCTGATGCAAGCCGGCCGGGATTTGTCGCGCGCCTGGTTTCGGGCAACCGTCGACTTGGGCAATTTGGCCGGCAAGGCGGCCGACAGCGTCCGGCATCCGACGCTGAAAGACAAAGCCGATCGCGTGCGGCGAGTGCCGGGTCCGCGACCGAACGACGCCGAGGCGTTCGCAATCCCGAAAGGAACGTCGCAGATCGTGCTTTTGGGCGACGGCGACAGCGATCCCTTCAGCACGGCCTGCGCGCTTAGGCGGGCATCTGAGAGGCTTGGACGCCAAGGCATTCCGGCGCTGGTCGCGATGGCGCCGGCGGGCATGGATTTCAACGATCTCCTGAGAAGCTAACGGGCATCTGCTCCGACCGCGCCGCGTCCTGCGCAACGGTCGCCATGGGCGGGCGTCCGGTCGCGCCGGCATCGCATTCCGCAACTTGCGTAAAATCGAAAGGCGTCGGCCATAATGTCCGAGGGCTGGCAAAAAATCGTCGCGGCGATCGATGCCGCGGCGCCGATCGGCGATCCGACCGCCGCGCCGACCGAATTGGGCGAGGCGGCGAACGAAAGCGTCCACCCCGCGCCTGTCGCCGTGCCGGCCGTCAAGCAGCTCAGCGACGACGCGCGGGCCGCTGCAGCCGGCAACGTCGTCGCGTTTCCGAAAAAGGGCAAACGCAAATCCAAAAAGGCTGACAGGGCGGCAGACGCCGGCGGCGACGATGCGCCGCCGCGCGAGCCGCGCACCCTTGGGTTCTCGATCGAAGACATGAACGAGCGCTTTGCCGTCGTCCTGATGGGAGCGAAGGCGGTCATCTATACCGAACAGGCGGACGTGCCGATCGAAGATCGCAAGCGCATGCTGTCGCTGGACGCGTTCCAGACCTGGTTTCGCAATCGACGCACGGAATATCGCGCATCGGACGGCGCGATCCGCACGACAGACTGGGCAAAGGCATGGTTAGACTCGCCGGATCGGCGGCAATATTTCGGCGTCGAGTTTTCGCCGCCCGACAATGACGGCAATGCTGTCACGACGCCGGGGTATCTCAATCTGTGGTCAGGCTTTGCCGTCACGCCGGCCGAAACGCCAGACGTAAAGCGCTATAAGACGTTCCACGATCATCTGCTTAACAACGTCGCCGGCGGCGACCAGGCGCTGTTCCGTTGGGTCTTTGGTTTCTTGGCGCATCTGACGCAGCGGCCGCGCGAGCGCATCGGCGTTGCCCTGGTGCTGCGCGGTGGCATGGGCGTTGGCAAATCGAAGGTCGGCGAGGTCATCGGCCGCCTGTTCCCGGCGCATTGGGCTCTTGTTTCGAGCGCGCGCTATGTGACCGGGAATTTCAACGTGCATCAGGCGACGTGCCTTTTGCTGCAGGCCGATGAAGCCGTATGGGCCGGCGACAAGGCGGCCGAAGGGCGCTTAAAAGACCTGATCACGTCGTCGATCCAGTATGTCGAGGCCAAGGGGATCGATCCGATCCGGGTCGCGAATTTCGTACGCGTGATGATGACAGCGAATGAAAGCTGGGTTGTGCCTGCCGGCAAAGACGAACGACGCTTTGCGGTTCTGGACGTCGACCCGCGCTGCAAACAGAATTCCGAATACTTCGCGGAAATGGAACGCGAATTGGCAGACGGCGGCCTCGAACACTTGCTTGGTGCGTTGCTGAATTTCGACCTTAAAAGCGTCGACCTACGCAAAATCCCAAAGACCGAGGCGCTGCTCGAACAAAAGGTCCGATCGTTTAACAGCGTCGAAGCGTGGTTGTATGACCGCCTTCAGGCCGGCACGCCGACACGGCATTTGTCGGAATGGAAAACCGAGGTTCCGGTCGACGATGTGTATGAGGATTATATTTGGTCGTCGGAACGAATAGGCATCAAGCGCAAGCAGGAACGCACGACGTTCGGCACGACACTGAACCGCCTCCTTGGCAACAGTCTGCGGAAAACCAGGCCCCGCATGCAGGTAGAGGACGCCCGCGGTCACATAAAAATAGATCGCGTCTGGTGCTACGTGCTGCCTAGCCTGGGCGAGGCGCGCGCCGCGTTCGAGGCCGTGATCGAGCAATCCCCGACATGGGACGTCGTCGCCGACGATGACGACGAAGCGACCGCCGCGCACGAGCGCGATAAAGATGATCTTCCGCCGCTATAAAGGCTTTGACGGAGAAAAAATCAGGTTTCGCAATTCTTTCTCCGGTCCAGCGGTCCAAACGGTCCAAACGGACCGCTCTGGCGACGGGCGCATTTGGACCGCAGAAGCGCCGATGAAATGGGCGTTGGTCCAAACGGTCCAAACGGTCCAAACGATTTTCCTCACGTGCGCGCGCGAGAGCGGGCAACCGCGCTGGGGCTGCCCTAGGCGGCGTCGTGAAGTCGCGAACGGACCTTTTGCTATAAGGTCAAAATTGTTTGGACCGTTTGGACCGTTTGGACCAATGCCCATTTTTTAATGACTTTTTGCGGTCCAAACGATTTTCCTTTTTCAAGGTGTGTTTGGACCGTTTGGACCAAGCCAATAACGACGGAGTTTCGGCAGCTTTGGGCAGGATTACCCAAAGTTGCTCGCGCTGCGTCGAAGAGCTTTGGGCAATTTGCCCAAAGCTGCCGTCGACTGCCGGTGCGGGTCGGATTGCCTTTCCGCCCGGCATTATCACTGCGGCACTCGGGAACGCCTTAGACCGGTCATGTCCTAGTCGGCTTGACGATCGGGCGCATTCGGCCCGATGCCCATCCGGTAGGCGCATCGCCGGTCCATCCTAACGATGCGTGCTAGTCATTCTCAGTCGCGCGGTGCCGCAATCGTGCTTACCGGCCATGCGTGCCTAACAAACGAGACCGCGAACAGCGCGCTAATGCCAGCGACGCGCGCCGAATAACGAACGCTCGAGCAACGACCTAGCTCCATTCGAGCACCGGCAGTGCGGCCGGCAGTGGGTCCTTCCTGGGTAGGGTGCCTTAGCGGCCGTGCCACGGCCCGAAATCGCGCTAGTCGGACCAAATAAACACTGCCTCAACACCAACAACATCTGAAACACCGAGGGAAGCTGTGATGTCTGCCGAAACAGATAGCGCTGGCGCATCCGACGATGGTCTGTGGCTTTCGATCAGCGACATTGCGCGGGAAAAGAACGTCGATAAGGCGGCGATTTCCCGCAAGGTCGCCGAACTTGAAAACGCGGGTCGGATCGAGGTTCGCCATGGCCCTAACAGGACCAAGCTGGTCAACCTGGCGCAATTCGATGCCGAGGTCGGCGAAATAACGGATTTTGTCCGCGAGCAAGCCGCGCGGCTCACTGACGATCTGATCGGCGACTCCCGCTACCGCGAGGCGAGGATCAAGAGCTCGCAATACGACGCGCGCCGCAAAGAGATCGAATTGCAGAAGCTAGCCGGCAGCCTGGTCGAAATTGTACGCGTCGAAGAGGTCATCGCTCAGGTCGGTGAAGAGATCAAGAAGCCGCTCGACCAGGTCCCGCTCCATGCCGAGCAGATTGCCGCTGCAGCTACGGGCGGCGGTACGCCTGCCGTCCGCAACATGCTTCGCGAGGTCATCTTTAGCGTTCGCACGCAAATCGCCGAGGCGCTTCTTAAACTCGACATCCGAGCAAAAAGCGATGGGGCTTCTGCATGACCTTTACGTCCCTGTTGTCGATCGTCGCTGCTGGCCTGGCCAAGATCATCAAGCCGCAGCCGCCGATCGCGCCTTCAAAATGGGCGGCCGAGCACGTCATTTTGCCGGATGGCGAATATGGTGGGCAAAAGATCGATCTGTCGCGTACGCCACACATCATTGAGCCGCTCGATCTGCTTGGGCCGGAATCTGCGGTGAACGAGATTGGCGTGATGAAATGCACGCAATCGGCTTTTACCACGATGCTGCTGTGTGCCATCGCCCATTCCGTCGATCGCGACCCGTGCGACATGATGGTAGTGCAGCCGACTGACGGCGCGTTGACCGACTTCAATTCGACCAAGCTTAACCGGCTCATTGAACGCACCGAGATTCTTGGCGGCAAGGGCGGCAAGATTTTGCCGCAGACCTCGCGGTCCGCTGCGGGCTCGACCACGTTCGAGAAAAAATATCCGGGTGGGGCGCTAAACCTGGCGCTCGCGTCCTCTCCCGCGCAGCTACGGATGAAAACGATCAAAAAGGCATTTTGCGATGAGGTCGACGAATACGAGGATGACCTTGAAGGCCAGGGCGATCCGCTCAAACTCATCGCCGGCCGGCAAATGTCGTTTCTCGCGTCCGGCACCTGGAAGCGAGCTTACGTTTCGACGCCGACCGTAAAGGGTGCCTCGAAAATCGCCGAGATATTCGAGCGCGGCGATCAGCGGCGCTGGCACGTTCCGTGTCCGCATTGCGGCTCGCGCTTCGCATTCGAATGGCGGGCACCGTACGATCCCTCCGCGCCCGGCCTGAAATTCGCAAAGACCTATCCGCACCAGGCGCATTACGTCACGCCGTGCTGCGGCTCGATCATCGAGGCTTGGCAAAAGACCGATCTTTATCGCGCCGGCGAATGGCGGGCGACACAAACCGGACCAGGCCGGTTTCCGACCTATCACTTCGACGCGATCGCTTCGCCATTCGTGCCGTGGGACGAAATCGCAAAGGAATTCGTCGGCGCCGGCGATGATCCGACAAAGCTGAAAGCGTTCTGGAATCTCTTTCTCGGGCTGCCGTATGACGTCGCCGGCGATGCGCCCGATCACGAGCTGCTGATGCAGCGCCGTGAGGATTACGAGGCGGGCTGCATCCCGTCTGGCGCGCTTCTCGTTACCGCGTTTGCCGACGTGCAGATGCGCGGCATCTACGTCGAGGTCGTGGCCTGGGCGCCCGATCAGCAAAGCTGGACAATCTTTGCCGATTACCTCGACGGTATCACTACAGAGGTCGACGACGGCGCGTTCGCGCGCCTGACCGAAATCTATCGGCGGCAATGGCCCGACGCCTACGGCAATGCTTGGCAGTTGAACGAAATTGGCGTCGATTCTGGCTATCGCACCGACGTCGTTTATGAATGGACCCGGCGCCACCCCGGTGCCAAGGCAACCAAGGGTGTCGACGGCTGGGGCAAGGTGCCGCTTGGGCTCGCGAGCGATCAGGACATCGATTATCGCGGACGCAAGATGAAGGGCGGCGCAAAACTTCGCGCCATCGGCACCTGGCCGCTCAAATCGAAATTTTACAGCTATGTCGCGCTGACGCCGGTGGTCGAAGGGTCGGCCTTGATCTATCCGCCCGGCTATTGCCACTTCGGCCGTTTCCTGGACGATGGCTATTTCAAGCAGCTCACGGCCGAATTTCTGGACGAAGAGAGTTTCCGCGGGCGTGTGCGGAAGGTTTGGAAAGTCCGCGGTTCGCGCGAGAACCATTTCTTCGACTGCCGTGTCGGTAATCTGGCGCTGGCAAATGCCTATTTTATCGGACTGACCGCCGACGATTGGGCTCGCATTGCGCAGGAACGTGGCGTGCCCGCCGACTTGAAAGAACCCGACCTGTTCAATCCGCTCGCTCGTTCGCGGTCGGAAGCGGCGCCGGCTGCATTCGAGGTCTCGCTGGCAAAACTAATCGAAAAGCAAAGTCACGTTGCGCAGCCGGACGCTGCGCCCGCGCCCCAGGACGAACCATCACCGGATGTGAAATCGCGAAGCCATTTTGATGGACTCGCTGAATTGAACCGAGGTCTATGATGCACACGAAATCTAATAAGATAAGTCCCGCTTTAGCTGCCATCGCGCAGGGTCTTGCGGAGGGATTCCGGCCAGGACCGAAACGTCCTGCGGCCGAAACTCCGAAGCGCCCTAAGCTTTATTTTGCCGATAATTCGCGGCAGCAGCCGAACGCGCATAAGCATCGCGCTTTGATCGAAGCACACTGCACCCACAATGGCGTGGTCGCGGAGTGGCCGGCCGAGCACGATCTATTTCCGACCAGCCTTACGACCGAACAGCGTAAAAATGGCGGGCCGCCGATCGATGATCCGGCGCCCGGCCGTGTGCTGCACAAGGCCTGGTACCGCATAGGTCATTGCGACGCGGTCGTGGCCGAGACCACGCCGTTTCGCGGTGTCCATATGAATCCTTTGGTGGCCTTTGAGGTCGGGATCGCTGTCGTGCACAGCGTTCCAGTTTTTGCTTGGACCAAAGATTTTGATCGGCGAGGCTTAAATTCGATGATGGATCGCCTATGGCCGAGCCGGGCGCCTGATGGGAATTGGCGCGACCTGGTCGACGACTGCGGCGACCTGATCGAAAACTTTGGCATGAACCAGTTTGCCCAGATTGCCGGCAATTTCGTTTCGCTGTCTCCGTCCCTCTACCATGCAATAGCGGAAGCGAAACAGTATTTGGCAACGCGTTAAGCGCTTCGCCTGACCGACAACTTTCACTTTCAAACCCGGACCGTTTTTGTCCGCGGCTGTTCGGCCTCAAGAAGCGAGGTCGCGCGGCGCAGGCAAAAGGCGTTTTTGCGTTAGGAGCGCCTGGCGTGACTCGACCGCTGCGCATCAACAAAACCGAGTTGCGACGCCTCATCGAGGTGGCGCGGGAAACCGGCATGCGCATCGTCATTCGGCCCGATCGGTCGATTGTGTTGGAGGAAAAGCCGGCCGGCGAGGGCGTGGCCGCCTTGGGACAAGGCTGCGATGGGGGTTCACCTGACCGGGAGATCGTGTTCTAAATGGACCCAAAACCGAGCCGCGATATGCCGCGTCCCCGCCCGCCATACCTGCAGCGCCATACGACCCGACATGGGAATTGCGTCTGGTATGTCCGCGTTGCCGACGACGCGGGCAGGCGCAAGAATGTTCGGATCAAAGGCGAGTATGGCACGCCGCAATTCGTCGCCGCGTATGAGGCGGCCTTGGCGGGCAAGCCGGCGCCGCCGCTGCCCTATGACAAAGCGATTGCTGGCACGGTGAAGTGGCTGATCGACCGTTACCGCGAAAGCCAGGCGTGGCGAGACTATTCGCCGGCGACGCGCCGGCAACGCGAATTTATTTTCCTGCAGATCATCGCCAAGGCGGGCAACGAGCCGCTGCGCAATGTCACGCGCGGCGCAATTGCGAGAGGCCGCGATGAGCGCGCTAAGACGCCGGCTCAGGCGCGGCACTACATGGAAGCGGTGCGCGGCCTGTTTTCCTGGGCGCTCGATGCGCAGCTGGTCGCCTTCGATCCCTCGGCCGGGTTGAAAGACCCGGCGCGCAAGAAGGGTGGCGGGTTCCGCGTCTGGACCGAGGAAGAGGTGCAACGCTACGAGTCGCGTTGGCCGCTCGGCACGCGCCAGCGCGTCTGGTTGGATGTGCTGCTCTACTCGGGGCTGCGCCGGAGCGATGCCGTCAAGCTTGGCCGCGGTCATGTGCGTGTCTTCAGTTCGAAGGGCCGCCGCGTGCGCGTACATACGATCGCGACGCAGAAATCGGGCGAGACGGTTGACGTCACGCTGCCGATTTTGCCGCAGCTGCAGGCGACGCTTGACACCGGGCCGATCGGCGCCGAGACCTACATCGCCGGCAAGCGCGGCAAGCCATTCACCAGGGAGAGTTTTGGCACTGCGTTCGCCGAGGCATGCAAGCTCGCCGGCGTTCCTGGCAGGGCACACGGCATCCGCAAGCTTGGCGCCACGCGCGCCGCCAACAATGGCGCCACGATCAATCAGCTGCAGGCGCTGTTCGGTTGGACCGATGTCAAGATGCCGATGCTCTATACCAAGTCGGCGGATCGCCAGCGCCTTGGCGTCGAAGCGGCATCGCTGCTTGCATTCGACGATGCTGCCGCACGGGCGATGGTTCCTGATACCGCGACCGTGCTGCCGCTCTACAAGGAAGGTCGTGGTCGGGCCGCAGGCAAAGACCCTGACGGCGCCTGAACACGCGAACCGTTATGCATCTTTCATTCGGGCTTTCAGCACCCGGATGGCCGGTTCGATATCCACAAAGGGCACGCAGAGATTTTCAAAGCGGTCGCCATTGTCTTTCAGAACGATCGCGCTGTCTTCGACAACAAACTGAAACCGGTTGCGCGACTCCATATAGATTTGTTTGATTTCTCGGCTAGGAGGGTGGTTGCCATATAAGCTAACCAGCGGCTTCTGTCCTTGTGGGCGGGCCAAAATCTCGCAAACCGCAATCAGCCTTTCGGCCGCAGTATCAGCAAATATTTCGACCATGGCTGAAGCCATGTGATCCTCGATCTGCTCGTAAACTGATGTAGCCGCACGAAACAATGGGACCATTTCAGGCCATAGCCGATCGATCTGTTGCCGGTTCAAAAACAGGTCATAATAGGTGGATTCATGTCGACCTTTGGTCTTGAGAAACGTTTGCGCTCGAAACTGACCTTCTCGCGCCGGAAAGTGGTGTAAAGAGTGAGTCCTCCAAGTCTTTCCGGCCACAATGACCGGAGCGGGCTCTTTTCCGATCTCGCCACCATGCATCGGTCGAGCCCAGCTAAGCAATTTTTCCTGCTCCAACAACGGCAACAGCTTATCGCGCACACTGCCGTCGAAAAGGCAGATCGCCCATTCGCTGTCGGCGACGCGAAGGTCGGGGGCATATTGGGCAAGTAGATCGGGGACGGAATCCGGCGTCGCCGTGCTTTCTTTCACGACGTGTGAAACCGCATCCGCCTGGATCGTCCCCCTGGTCCTCGCTGCAATAAAGATAATGGCACAGCCGGCGCCTACAACGATGCTGCCGACCCAAACCAAACCAGGGTCCCATCCGCTCAGCGATAGGCCGAAGAAAGTTACGGCCCATCCGGCAAGCGACCACGCCATGGTGCCAACAAAGTGGACGCGCGCCGCCCAATCAATAAAGTCGATGATGCGGCGAGCCATCGTCGAATGTTTTTGGTTGAGGCGAAGGAATAGGAGAGTAGCCGCCTAGATGAGAAGAGAGTCAAGGATTTTTGGGTTGAGGTTTCCGGTAGGTCGCTTGGACCCCTCTTTCCGGCATTTGGTCGATCAATAAAGCGGCAGTTCGGCGGCGCCTTCCAGCGAAATGGTCCGTTTGATCACGTGCTGCCTGCGCGAACCGCTGGTCAAGCTGCTGCCGTCGCTCAGAGCGTAAGGATGTGCCCTGAAAGTGTCGCGCCGCTCAAGTCCACTGAGCCCGTGATTGCCACATAGGTGTCGGACGTCGTCAAAGTTGTCTGCGTCTGGGGCGAAGCGGTTGGGTTCGTCGCTTCGACAACATAAGTGCTGCCGCCGTATTCGAACCAGTCGATCACCCCGGTGTGCGCTGGAATGGCGCCGCCGCTCTGCGATGCCGAAGCACCCGCCACCGCCAAGTCCCAAGCGTATTGGAGCATCGTCGCAGAAGAGACATCAACTTGATTCGAGGCGCTTGGGTGAGCCAGGATTTCAGTCGGGGCGTTATTGAAAAGGATCGACACGCTGCTGGGCAAAAATGTCCCAAAGTTTTGCAGTCCGACATGTTGCTCGCCCGTTGCGACGATCTCGACGGGCTGAGTGTTCGGCGGCGGAGTCGTTGCCGCCGTAAATTGATCGCCGAGCGCAAAGCTTTGGAAGACTTGGCTGACGGTCTGCCCTGAAGCGGTCCAAGCATCGACCTGCGCTGCTGAAGCCGAACCCAATGCATGCGTGATGATGCCTTGAGCAAGCGCGGCAGTAATCGGAGAATTCGGATCGACTGGATTGCCGTTGTTATAGGCGTCGGCGAAAGCCGTGGAGGCGACGAAGTCGGCGGCGATCGACGCGATCGAGCCACCCGAGTCGTGGTAATTTTCCCAGGCCGCCAGTTGCGCTCCGGTCGGGACGGTGCCCGTTGCCAGCTCGATGATCTGGCTGATTTCGGCGCCGACATTAACGACAGTGGCAACCGGCGGGTGGACTCCAATGAGTGTAAGCGTATCGCCGCCACTGTAATAAGTGGCAGTGTAGGTGGCCCAATTGTTATTGAGAGCGAACGCCTCAAACACCTGGCCGATTGTTTCGCCCGAGTTGACCCAGTTGCTGACTTGCGCCGCGCTGGACGAAAACAGCGCGTGGTCGATGATTTCCTGGGTGAGCGTGACGGTCGGCGCCGAATTGGGATCGACCGCAACGCCACCGTTGTACTGATCGGCGAACGCCGTCGAGGCGACGAAAGCATTCGCCACATCGGCAATCGAAGCGCCATTATCGACGGCTGTCGTCCAGGCGGCGATCTGATCGTTGGTCGCCTGGAAGCCGGTGGCCAGGAAGATGATCTGACTGATTTCGGCGCCGATGTTGGCCAATGCGGACTCCGCTACTCTGCCTCTGCACTGGGGTGCAAAACATGCACCGGGCGCCCGGTGCGGTGCTTAAGCGCTCGCGCGCCGTTCGATACACGGTCAATACCATAAAGGCAAAGGCGGCAACTTGTCCTTGCGAGACATAAAGTTGCTTAACCGCGCCGCGACGCGCACCGCTCGCGGCCATGTTGGTGCGGTTTTAGTGCCACCACTATTCCGCAGTCAATTCAAACAAGCGTTTGAATGAGTTTCCGCGCGCGCGCCAGAGCTGCGGCGAGAACGTGCAGCGAACAAATGGTCTTACTTCTATGGTCTTACCTTGCGGGAGGTAAGACCCGCAGCGCGAATTATTCTTTATTTTCAATTGGTTGATTTTTTGCTGGTGGGGGAGGTAGGACTCGAACCTACGAAGGCGTAAGCCAGCGGATTTACAGTCCGCCCCCTTTGCCGCTCGGGACACTCCCCCGTCAGGGCGGGTAGGTAAGGGGTTCCAAGGGGTTACGCAATAGCGGCGGCATCGTTCCGACTCGCATTCAGGAATCGCGTCCGGAGCCCCAAAAAGCTGCAGGGAAAGCCGCCATTGCAAGCTTGGACTTGATCTTGCTCCCCAGTCCGGTTTTGCCGCGAACGTGGAGATTTGCTCGCCGCGACATTTTGGAAAGCATTGCCGGAGGCCGCTGGACTGGAGGCGA